GTAATCAAACGAGACTGCAGGAACTCCTCTTGATACTATTAAATATACAAATTTTTGGTATAATATTTCCGTTATATTATTATAATTGCTATATATAATTCTATTTTCTAAATTCATAACCATTTAAGTACAAACAACACTTTTACTTCTTCGTTTGGAAAGTATAATACTGAACCAGTTCGAATAATATAATTTTTAACAATCCATGTGTCAATTTCTGGACCACTCATAATCCACCAATTCCAATCTAGGATTATACCTGATGTCATGTCAAAAATAAATTTCTGTCCCAATGTTAACTCTTGCTCAAAATTAGTAATTCTAAATATTCAGCTTTATATAACCAAATTTGTCTAAAACTTACCTGCTTGCCAATTTCAGTTAATAGTATAAATTCTCTTATATTTTGATATGCTGTTTGATATGCTGGGTGAAACAGCAACGTTGAATCTAAACTCAACATGACTCCGTCCCGTTTGTATTCAACATCCCAATAGCAGCCAGCAAGTTTGACATCCATATCTTTAGTATAACAGATTATATGATAAATATCAATATCAAAAGAACAAAGGAGTTCTATTAAAATGCGTAGCCAACTTCCCAATAGCAGCCAGCAAGTTTGACATCCATATCTTTAGTATAACAGATTATATGATAAATGTCAATATCAAAAGAACAAAGGAGTTCTATTAAAATGCGTAGCCAACATCCCCTATTATCGTTTGATTTGATTTCCGACTTATATGTTGAAGAATGGCCAACCAGTATTAATTGGAAAGCATTCCCAACCAGTTTGATTGCAGTAGTAGCTGGTGACGTTAGTTCAGATCTGGATCGAACAGTATATGAACTAAAGCAGATTTCTTCAGTGTATAAACATGTTTTATATATTGATGGAGATTTAGAACACCAAAACAATTTTGATAATATTCAAAGTAATAGAGATTATCTTGGAAATAAACTATCAAAAATTGAAAATATGAGTTATTTATTTGAACATATTTTAATCATTAATTCAACAAGCTTTTTGGCAGCAAATCTTTGGTGGGGACCAGAAAATAGTAATAACAACGGAACATTAGATTCTGGTAGTTGGATGGATGATATGAAACTATATACTATTCATAATAACGATTTGGAATATTTACAACATTCTGTTAAAAAAATGCAGAACTCTCCAGATATTACAAATATTGTAATGATTAGCCATACAGTACCAGATAAAAATTTGATATTTGATGCTGATTGTTCTAAGCTTAGTAGCAATTCACAAAAGTATATCGAATCAGAAGATAAAAATCATAAAATTAGTACTTGGGTATATGGCCATCACAAGCCAATGAAAACTACTATAAATGATTGTGAATTTGTTAGCAATCCACGTGGCAATGTTAAAAATTCTACTGGTTTGAAATATCAGCCGCTGAAAGTAATTGTGTAGATTTGAAAACTGGACACTTTCCATCTCTATTGAATAAAGAACAATTTTGTGATCTGTACCACTCAGGAATTACGTCTCCTATAATATAATTTGTAGTTTCTTTCTCTTTAATTATGTGTTTTGGATGTTCACATTGATCAGCTTTATGTAAATGAAATTTATAATATTCACAATTATAGCAAATACTTTTCGATTTGTTTGTTTTTTCTAACTTTATAATTATGCCAATGCACCCAAATAATTCTACCTAGACAAATCACGAGCAGTATACCAGCAAAAATAGTTTCATTTTGAGTTATCATAATTTTCCATTAGATCTTCTCTTACAAGAGTAAGAATTTCACCTAACCAATTTGTACCTCTCCACGTTTCACGTTGCAATGCATTTGGGTTGTCTTCACTTAAACCAATTCCCCAGATTGTATCAAATGGAGATGCTTCTACTAAAGTTGTTCCTATTGTATCAAGTAAAAGTTTTCTAATATCTGAATGTGTTTGGAATTTAAGTTTGTTCCCTTCATATACAATGAGTGGCGCAATGTCATCCCATGCAGACTTATCAAAATTTGCAACTTTACGACCTAATGCTTTAACTTCTTTTGGCGTAGGAGCTACTAATATTTGTTCAGCAGTTTCTTTATCATTAAAGCGTATTGCTTTATAATACATCATATACATTTCTGCATTTTGAAATGTAACTCCGCCACTCTCAAACGGAGAATGATACCACTGTGAAAATGGTCCGCTCCAAAAAAATGTAAACTTTTCGTTCATATAATATCCTCAAACATACATGTATTAAACCCAATGTCAGGAACTTCTTTCAAATATACTCTAGAAGATGATCTTCCGATGCTCACTCTTTGAACAGTATATTCGTACCCAACTGTTAAATATTGTCTTCCTATAAGATTGTCTCCATCATAACCATTTGTAGGATATGAGAAAATAACTTTTGCGCCAGGAATAGTATAAATGTTCATTGTATACTCCTTAAATCAAAATAGGTAATACATTGTCGTGGAGCAATGTATTACCCATCTAATAAACTAATTATAATATAATTAGCTAATGTTGCTAACTGTAACTACTGCCTTACAGTCCTTGTAATTTACAATCCGGACGCCTTCCATATCAGCACGGGAAGGAAATTCAGACTCTACAGATTCGAGACATACTACAGTATCTCCTAATACTAGAAACAGCCCTTCAACTTCCTCGCCGTCTACATTTTCTAGCATTCCTAAAAAGGTCTCACCAGCCCATAGTTCAGTAACTTCTACATCTGATTCTGTTGTAACATTGTAGTTCTTTACATCAAGCATATTATTATTTCCTCTTTTACTTACTATTTAATTATACTAAACTTGTTCTATTATGTCAACTATTAATCGTATTGAATATGATTAGTTAACATATAAGTTGTATCTGTTGTAACAACTGTTACTCGATTTTGGCACAATTCTTTCATTAGCAAATCTGCCAACTCTAAGGAAAGATTTACAATTTTTTCTGGAGATGACGGAAATCTTGGATAATTAGTTAGTCCGATTTCTAAACCATCTTCTCCACCAAGACTGTATATAAACGTGGTATCCTTAACGGTAACACATAAACCAACTTCATTTACATAAGCTTGAATTATTCGCACCGCGGTATCTTTTGAGCACCAAGAACCAGCGTATCCTTTTTGGAGCCCAACATAAATTGTAGCAATAAAAGTTTTTTCTTTTTTAATATTTGTCTCTTCCATCATGATCTTTATTTTTGTGTACTCCAGTATTAATCAAATATTCTTTCCATTGTTTAATAGCAAATATATTGTGATCTACTAATTTTTGATATCCTTTTCGACGTATCTTATTGTTCAACATAACATCAAAACCAACTCTAACAATACTTTCTACACTATCTGGATCTGCTTTCCATTCTTTTGGTGCCCATGGCATTGCTTGAGTAACAACACTTGGAACTCCTTCCGCAATACCATCAGCAGTAACATTACAAAAACTTTCTGTATATGAAGGAGAAATTAATAAGTGTTGATGTTTTACAATCTCTCGAAATCTAGGCCATGTTACCCACCCAATATTTTTCAAAGTTACTTTATCTACATCTTTCACTAATTCATTTATTGCACCCAGAACAGATTCGCCACCTTCTACTCTACCTGCATTAATAGAAATTTCACATTCAGCATTCAGCATTGTTGACATTTGAATACCTGCCCAAACTGCAGATAGCATATTCTTTTGTGGCCGCATAGCACCAAATACACCAATTTTCAGTGTGTCACCATATTGAATTACTCGTGGATATGTTGGTTCTTTTTCTAAAAAATACATATTAGGTAAGCATACCGCAGGTCTTCTGAAGGTATCAATGATTGCATTGGTTAATCTTAAAGAATTACATGCAACATGGAAATTATGATTAGATAATTCTAATTCTATTTGTTCTCTAATTAACTTTACAGCATATCTATCTGCTTGAAGAAATCCTACATTACTATGATATACAACTGAAAAAGAAATTAAAGGAAATTTTCTTAATAACCCTTGTAAGAAAGGTGTATCTACCCAAGGTGCTAACATAACTACATGAGTATATTCTGAATTAGGTAAAAATTTATCTCTTAATTCGTAGCCGTCGAATACAGACTTTACTTCTACTTGAATACCAGAATTTAGTAGATTTTTACAAAGATTCATTGCAGTCACACCTAATCCAACATGTGAACAAGAATCTCTTACTGGTGACATATTCTTATATACCAATAAGACATTTATATATGGAATAGATTCAGGAACAGGCCTGAAATAATTAAAAATTTTTTTAAACATTATTTATTTCCTTTATAACTATTTACCAGGTAGTATAACAAAGGATTAATTTTCAGCTTCTATTTTGACAACCAATGGAAATCCATATACTCTTGCTAAAATGGTTGCTTCTAGAACTTTCTGTTCAGCAAGTTCATATGGCATGACTGCAACAACTCCACTACCATCATCATGAACTTTTTTAGCAATAGAATAACTTGTTTCTTCGTTATAGTTAAAGATTTCCATTAATGATGAAATAACAAACTCGAAAGTGGTTATTTCATCATTGATATAAATAACTTTATATTGTGATGGTTCTGAAAGATCTGTATTATTAATAATTTTGGTTTTTTCAATTGTATCAGTCATATTTTATTGTTGTTAAAGGGGGAAGTTATCCCCTTAACTAATTATACTACTTTGTAAATGTAATTGCAATACTACGAGGCTTTAATTCTTCAGGAATAATCCTCTCTAAATCAACTCTCAAAATTCCATTTTTTACTGCTGCTGATTTTACTTCAATATGTTCTTCAAGTTGAAATTCACGTTGGAATTTTCGATGACTTAACCCACGATGTACATATTGAATATTTTCATCTTTTTGCTCTTGATTTCCAGAAATAATTAAAATTCTGTTATCAAGAGAAATGGTCAATTCATCTTCATTGAATCCAGCCACAGATAATTCAATTTGAAATTTGTCATCTGTAGTTTGGATTACGTTATATGGAGGATATCCAGTCTGTGGAATATTTGTCCATTGGTTAGCTGAATCAAATATTCGATCAAACCCAATAAAATATTTTCCAAAATTTGGAAACGTAGTATATGTAAATGTATTTTTCATAAATAACTTCTCCTTAAGCAAGTATTTAATTGTAAGGCCTCATAATGAGCACCTTACTGTATTTATTATAACACAATTTAATATAAAATTTTAACTTTTTGGTAAAATTAATTTTTTGTTTTTTCTGTATATTCTTGAGTGTAAAAATCTGAATTATCTAGTCTGGCTTGTTTCTTAGCCTTGCTAATAGATCTTGCTCTATCACGTCGTTTCATTTCGCTTGGTTTAATAAAACCTTCTTTATCTTTAAGGATCTGCATAATCCCTTCGTTATTGACTTTTTTCTTGAGCTTCTTTAATGCACGCTCTAGATCTCCATTTAGAACATCAACAACAATTCCATCTCTTTCTTTCATTTTGATTTAGTACCTTACCTTTGAAAATTAACCTGCTGTTAAAACTTGTTTAGCTTTTGATTTATATGAAAATTCTGGTGATGCATTTGTGTTGAAAACACCTGCGGTAAATGTAATTTCCACTACTTTTTGTTCTTTATATTTTGGTAATGCAAATAAATGTGGCATCAAACTATTTTCTAAAATATTTTTTAGTGCCCTTGCGCCTGTTTTCAATATGCTTGCTTTTCCAGCAATACTTTCTAATGCTTCTTGTGTAAAGCAAATTTCAATTCCATCAATTGTAAAATAAAATTTATATTGACTAATTAAGTTATTTTTAGTACTAGTTAATACTTTTATCAATTCGGGTGTTGTTAACACATTAGTATAAACAATAACTGGGAACCTACCCATAAATTCTGGAATCATACCAAACTTAATTAAATCGTCTACTGATGCTGTTGAAGACTGGACTTTATTTACTTTTGTAGATCCAAAACCAATTGAGTTTTCTTTATTGCGTCTTGTTATAACATCTGATAAACCAACAAATGAACCACTAGCAATAAATAATATTCCTGTTGTGTCAATATCGACAACAGATGAACCAGCATGTTTTTTGCCGCCATCTGTTGGTACTGAAATAACAGCGCCCTCAATTATTTTCAATAATGCTTGTTGTACACCTTCTCCAGTTATGTCTCTGTTAGCAGTTGATCCGTCGTTTTTTTTACCAATTTTATCAATTTCATCTAAAAAGATAATGCCGTGTTGTGCTTTTTCGATATCACCATCTGCTGCTAATAATAATCTACTTAGAATACTTTCAACATCATCGCCAACATACCCAGCTTCGGTAAGTCCAGTTGCATTAGCAATAATAAAAGGAACATCTAAGAAATCTGCAATTGTTTTGGCTAATAGCGTTTTCCCTGTTCCTGTTGGTCCATGTAATAATATATTACTTTTCTCAATTGCAATTGCACTTGTATAAAATAATCTCTTATAATGATTTGCAACCCCAACACTAATTGCAATCTTAGCATCTTCTTGACCAATAACAAATTGGTCCAGATACTGTTTTATTCTAATTGGGTTAGTGTGTTTTGCAAGTTTTTTGTCTTTTTTAATATTTACATTTTGCTGATTTATTAATAAATTTGAGCACAATTCAACGCACTCATCGCAAATTGCTGCGGTAGCACCGCTAATGATCAACTTGGTAGCTTCTTCGCGAGTTTTATTGCAAAAGCTGCATTTATTAGGCATTGTTGTTTCTTTCCGCATTACATATATTTACCTTTAGCTACTATCTTCGCACAATATTTTATTTTTTCATGATACTTTTAACCATTTGAACTTGAACTGGGGTTAAATCTTCTAATGTTAAATCACCCGACAAAATCAATTGTAATAATCTAGTAGCATTCAAATCAGCAACTGAAAACCAAGATTGACCATTGAATCTATATAATGTATTTGGGTCTGTGTCTACTCTTAAAAATGTATCTCCACGTCTAGGATTTCTAGGAAATGCAGTTCCAAATTTAGAATTGTAAGAACTTTCAGTATCTAACAAATCTACATGACCTGCTAATTCACGCAATTTAACTAACAACGGATTTTCTTCTTGACTTACTTCTGCTGAAACTTCTTTGATTACTTCTACAATTCGTTCTGGACCTACCACTTCCACTTCTTTGATTACTTCTACAATTCGTTCTGGACCTACCACTTCCACTTCTTTAATTACTTCTACAATTCGTTCTGGACCTACCACTTCCACTTCTTTAATTACTTCTACAATTCGTTCTGGACCTACTACTTCTTTAATTACTTCCACTTCTTTGATTACTTCTACAATTCGTTCTGGACCTGCTACTTCTTTAATTACTTCCACTTCTTTGATTACTTCTACCAGAACTTCTTTGATTACTTCTGTTTGGACAGTATCTTCTTTTTGAATTTTTGAAAGCTCAATTTTTTTGCTCACAGCTAATAATAAAGTTAATGCAAGTGGATCAAATACAATTATAATAATAATGATAATCCACCTAACTGCTCGCTCTAACAAATCAATGCTCGGATTATCACCATAAATCATTGCAGCTACATATTTTATAGGACCAACTTCAGCTTCAATTTTTCTTACCTTAGATGCAATTGGAGCTCTATCAGCTTGCAACTGTTGAATCTTCTGCTGAGATAAATCATTTTCTTTTTGTAATCTCGTTCTATCATTACTTTGAGTTCGTCTAATTACTGTTGCGCGTTCTGCTCCATTTTGATCTTTGCTTCTACCTAATATTTCTGTTACTGCATTATCCATTTGTGCCATCAAGTTACGATTTAATGTTATTGTTTCTCTTTCATTTTTAATTTTTTCATCAAATAAAGAAACTTGATCTTGTGCATCAGCTGATGGTACACCTTGATCCAAATGGCTCTTTGACAAAAATCCAAAAGTACCTAAACTTGTGACAAGCATTAATATTATGATACATGCTACAAGATAACTTTTACTAGCATAACCAAGAATACTCCAATTTTTTCTAACCCACATTGTGGTAATAACTTTACCTAATTCTAACGCACCACCCATAATAATAATAGGTATTTGAGCGGTCGAAAATATGGCCATTAATCCACTAATACTATAATAGGCACTTACTGTACTAATCAATAATGCAATTAGCAAAGCAGAATAGTCTAACATTCATAACTCCTTAAATTCAAAACGTATCGGATTTGTAAGATAATGCCAACAAAAAATTGCAACTAATGTTAATAAAAGCAAAGTTTCCATTTAGTCCACTGAAAGTAATAATAAATCGTCGTTGCTCTTAGTTCGTACATTCCAGTTCGATGTTATTGCACCACAATGTACCGAATATGTATTGGTTGTATAATAATCAATATTTGTAGTTGCTACAATTGCAACTTCATCATTATTATTTACTACATTACTAGTTCCGCTCAAATTTCCGTTTATACTAAGTTGTCCACCACCTGTTAAAGTGATAGCAGTTGTTCCATCAATATTTCCATCAATAGTAATTGTGTTACTTGTAACTGTTGTTGAAAGTTGCTGATTAATAATATCTGTGAATACACCTAATGTTACAGTTGTTCTTTTTGGTCTTGTAACAAAAACAAACTCACCAGTTCTACTATTACCAGTAACTGGATTAACACCACAAGTTAAATTATTAGGACTTACTGAAACTGTATATTTAACTGGTGTATTATATACTGGAGAAGTTAATCCTTCAAATGCTATAGTTGCACCACTGTTTACTGTTGCACTACTAACACCTAGATTTGAACCATTTATCCAAATACTTGCGCCATTATTTACACTAAAACCTAGACTAGGCAAATCTGGACTAATCCAAGTAACTGAATTTGTTAAAGTGTTTGTATTTAATTCCAAACCTGTTTTTATACCAAAATCCATATCTTTAATACAAGTTCCATGTGGTGGTCTTGTTGAATAAGTAAAAGTATCAACAACCGCTGACGCGTTTCCACCAGGAGTAGTTGTTCCCATCAATACAGTATACACTATATCTGTATTATAAGAACCACTTGTTAGTGCTCTAATCTTTACTACATCAAATTTTTGAACAGTTGTACTATCACCAAACTGTACATCATTTACAATAATATTTGCACTTGGTGTAACTCTAATTGGTACATATAAGTTAACATCAACACCAGTAATTGTTACTGTATTTGTGTTTAATGCTGTGCTAATTTCTAAATTGGATTGATCAAAGAAGTCAAATGCATCTGGTACAATGTCACCTGAATTTGTAATAATATTGAAATTTGAAAAATCACTGTATCCTAGATATAAAGGATCCATTCCAATATAGGTATCTGTTCGTCCTGAAACCGAAACTTTAAAATTAAGTGTTCTATTTATATTTGCTATTTGTGTTGCAGTTATAACTCTTACTTCAATAATATCACCATCTTGTACATCTGTTAGCGTATTACCTGAAGAATTAGAAACTACTATTCCTCTAGTTCGTCTAATACCAATTACGTGTGCCGCAGTTAACGCATCAATATTTCCACCGGTATAACTATCATTTAAACATTCTACTTTTACTGTGTAATCACCAACGTAACTTCCATAATTACCTGTCATTGTCCAAGATTCAGTTTGATATGTAACTGCAGATCCTTGACCAGCAGCTGAATCAAATAATACATGAGTTGGTCTACTAATAACAGGTGCTGCACCAACTGTAACTGATACAGTTCCAACTGAACTGCATAGCATTGAATGATCTGCATTATATGTTCTAAAAGAAATACCAACTACACCTGAATAACCACTTGCAGCTGGAGTAAAGTTCCATAAGTATAAATTGCCTACTACTGGTCCAGTTAATACTCCTTGAAATGCTGCTGGTCCACTTACAATTTCAACTCCACTTGCATAACCTGTGTAGGTGAACACAATAGGTACTGGTGTATTATATGGAGTTGAAGTACTTGTACTAATAGGTACTGAGCAAGGAGGTGCTATTACAGTTACTGGAATAATTACTATATTACTTTCACCTGCTATTCCTGCTGCAACTATAGAAAATGTATCATTCCCAATAAAACCAAAATATGGTGTATAATTTACAATAAATGTGTTTGATGGTAAACCAGTATTATCAAAGGTAACAGCACCATGAGTTGGGAAAGAACTTATATATACTGAACTTGCAATCGCTGCTGAAACTGTTCCACCTACTGATCCAATAGTACCATAATTACATGTTATATTGCCTGCACTTATAATTGGAACTGTTCCTGGAGTAATCGTTACAGTAATATTAGCTGGTGCGCTATCTCCACACGGACCAGAAACTTTATATGTAAATGTATCAGTTCCAGTTGCATAACTATTAACATAATATGCAATTGGTGAATCTATATTTAAAGTACCAACTAAATAACCTTTTGTTGGAGGAGTTACAATTGAAGCTCCAGTAACACTTCCAGTATAGATTGGAAAAATATGTGCTATTGGTCTAGGAGAAGATATACCATCCCAAAAATTTGTTGTAACTGTTAAGTCTGTGGCAACCGGGTTTGATATATTTGGTGTTACTACAACTGTTGCTGTAGTAGATCCATATTGATTATAAGCATGTAATGTATAAGTTGTTGGAACTGAAATTGGACCAACTGTTGAAATAGAACCTTGAGTTGCAATCGCCGCTAGACCATCTATACTACATTGAGTAGCATCAACAGTTGACCAAGATAAAGTAGTGGTTGCACCAGTACAAACATTCTGTGGTGTTGCTGTAAAAGAATTAATAGTTGGAGTTGGTGGTGGTGGAATATATGGTGCAACTAAAATAGTTATATTATTAGACGCGGGAGTTAATGCATTACTAGTATCTACGAAAGTATATCTAACAACATCACTCAACGCTGTTGTATAACTATTTCTTGGACCTGTAAGAGTATATGTTAAAACCGAACCAACTAAAGTTGCTGTTGCTGATGAAATATTATTAATATCAGCTATACTAAAACTACCAGTTCGATTCGATACTCGCTGTCCTTGAACTGACGCACTAACTAAAGTTAATAAATCAATTGAAACAGAAAGATCTGGATAAGGAATAGTTGCTGTATAAGTAGCTGCTTGTAAATCTGTCACTGTTGGGGGATCAATGATAATATTTACGGCCCCAACCTTGTCAGCATTTACTTTCCAATAATACCAGAAATTATCTAATCCTGTATAACCATTGTCTGGTCTATATACCCCACCTAATCCATTCCAAGATATAAAATGTCCATGTTGTAAAAATGTTCCGCCATTATATACTGAAAAATATGTATCGCTTGACGAATCTGGATTACCTGTATCAAGTACTTGGCTCGATAAATCAATAAGAGTATCAGTATTATAAGGAATATGAACAGTTATTGGTGCTGGCATATTATACCATTCTATGTATGGAATATATGTTTTATTAATTATTGTCCATTCAATATATAACACGTTTTGTTTAGTAACAAATTTTGGTTTAACAAGTACATGTGAGAAAAATGTTGGTGCCGAGCTACCCAAATCAATTTGTGTAGCTGGTCTAGGTACTAGTTGTGAATTACCATTTAATACATATGCTGTTAACGATTTTACAAGAGTTTTTGTTCCAACTAAAGTGTATAATACTCCTCCAGATTCAGCATAAGTTGGTGGGCCAGTTCTATCATTGATAAATGTAACTGGCATAAAATTGAAATCTGTGGTTGGGATTCCACCACAGTCTAATCCTTTATCAGAACCAACTGGGCATTCATTTTGTAAAAACCATCCCCAACAAGATCCCATAGGATCTGATCCACCTTCAGGTGCTACTGGAGGGACAGCTAATGTAGTTGTAACTAATGTAAGGACGCCACTTACCATTTGCCATACTTGCACACGTTCACCAACTGTTGAAGAAGTACTAGGAACTGTTTGAGTAGTTTGATGAAAATTTATTGCACCAGGGCTGTTGTTTGTTAACCAAGGACCATCAAATGGTCCCACTGTAGGATATGAACCTGCTAACAATGCATCTGTTACTTGATATACAGGATCATTTATTTGTAAATAACCATTTGTATTTATAAGTTGCCCGCCTGGTAACATTTGCCAAGGACCTTGTCTCCATACAAAAGTCATATTGTAACCAGCTTGACAACAAGGAATAGTTAATATATCACCATCATTGTGAGGCATTGTAGTTGGAGATGCAGCGCCTTCTTCCTGATATACTTTGAAATCAACTTGGTTGTAAACGTTTCTACCATATTCATCAACAAAGGGAGTGTTGATTAATATTTCTCCTCTTCTTGGATTTCCATCACTTGGGAGAACAGTTATAGTAACTGTTTCAGTTGTATTTCCAAGGCCATTCTTTGGACTTACAGAGAACCAATCTTTATCTATTACGTCTATATACCACGAATGACCAACTACAGTTGGAGTAATACTTAAACTTATGGTTCCACCATATGCTGGAATATTACCTATTTGAGGACTCACAGTTACATTAGGTGTAGGAGGTTTAATTTGTCCAACTTGAGATATTGTTAATGTTTGTTCACCAATTTGAACCATAGCTGATCTAGGATAGTATGTAGTATTAGCATCAACAGTAAGAAATATTTGATATCCATTTACTACAACTTCTTTATTACTAAATCTTAGCCAAGTTTCAGTATAAACTATTTTCCAGTCTGAGTAAGTCTGAGGAAATGTGCTAACAAGTATTGGAAAATTGTTTCTTCCTGCTGCTTCAAATGACAAACTTGTCGCATTTAATGCGGTTACAGTATTGTAATTTGGATTGTTTTGATCGCAATTACCAATATCACCTATAACAGGACAAGGCGTAGTAATTGACCAACCTGTAGATAAACCGTTGTAACTATAAATTGGATTATGATGTATTACTGGATTATCTCCAATTTTTAATTTAGGAGTTGTATCATAAGCCCAAGTTACAATTAAATCGTTAACAAGATCGCAACATGGTATTGTTAAAGTATCACCGATATTAGGGTCAGTTATCAAACCTGCTTGTTCTAAGACAAATGTTTTAGTTCCTCCATTTGCATATTGAGCATTATTTCCGATATAAAATGATACGTTTCTAGAAGAAGTATCTGTATTAGGTTGTACGTGCCAAGTAAATGTATTTCCTACAATAGTATAAGATACCCAACTAGTATTATCGCAAACAACTTGTACATCCCAACTAGCTAAACCTGTGTCTGGAGTTACTAAAACATCACCAGACAACGAAACTTCAGCACCAGCTAGATCTGAATTTATATTTAATGTTACTGAAAGGGCTGGTGGAGGAGGAGCGGCAGCTTGTGTAATTGTACATATATTATCTCCAACAGAAATTGTTGCAGTTCTAATAGATTGCGTTGTATTAATATCTACACTTAAATATACATAATCTGCATTGACATTATTTGGATTTGGATCATGATATTTTTGTGCAATATGTAGCCAAGGAGCACCGCCTGAAACTGTACCAGTCCAATCATAATTTGTTGGAGATTGTATAACATGGATTATACCTGTTCGATATGCGTCAAAATATAATTGACTAGGAAAAATACTTATTGTTGGTGCAGTTGGACCAGCATTACAATTTTCTCCAGTGTCACCTTCAGGACAAGACCCGCTAGCTATAATCCAACCATACCCGTAATATCCACTCCTGTATGGAGCGGTAACTCCAGAGTATGATCCCTCTTGTAAAAAATCGTTAAAAGGACCATAAGCATATATTAATATCAGTGAATCTCCACTGCAACATTGAATTTCAATAGTATCACCTTGATTTGGCATAATTAATAGCTCACATAAGTTGCTAGAAGAATATCATTAGAAGTACGTGCACCAGTTATAGGATATCCTGAAGACGATGGTTTAGTTAATGTCACAATTGTTATTCCTCTACTTCCGTTAGTAAAATTTGGAACTGCATTATTTGGCCAATATATATTATTTGAAGAATCAAATGTTACACCATTCTCTGTACCAATTAACATAATTCTCATAGTTTGACCAGGATTAGTTAAATCTGTGATTGTCAATAAAGAAACAGCACCAGTAATATTTAATTGATGATTTGTTGTGGTTGCACTTAATGATACTGTGCCACCTGCTGTATTTGTTACTAATGTTGTTGATCTAATTGATTGACTTGCAACTATTCCGCCCGTTACATTTAATCCATTTAACGTTCCAACTGTTGTTATTTGTGGTTGGGTTGCTGTTATTATTGATCCAACTATTGATGAAGCAGTTAAATTTCCAACAGTTGCGTTTCCTGTAATTCCAAGTGTTGTTGCGCCAGTTATTGCACCACCAAATGCTGCTGCACCTGAAACTAAACTTCCAACAGTTGCAACTCCACTAATATTAATTGTTGTTGACCCAGTTATTGCTCCAGAAAAGAGACCAATTCCAGTTGAAATATTACCAACAGTTGCATTTCCTGTAACAATTAGGGTTGAAGAAGTTATTTTAGCATTAGATGTTAAATTTCCAACAGTTGCATTTCCAGTAATATTAATTGTAGTTGAGCCAGTTATTGCACCACTAAATGAACCAGCGCCAGAAGAAATATTACCAACTGTTGCGTTACCTGTAACAAGTAATGTTCCACTTGTAGATAAATTGCCTGCTGTTACTGTACCTAGAACACCAAGACTTGCTAATCCACTTATGGTTATATTACCAAAATTAGTATTAAAATTTAATCCACTACTAATAGTTGCATAACCAGATTGTCCTGGTGCTGCTGGAGTAAATACTTCATCTGGACTAAACATTGCTAATCTACTGGTATTAATATAAAAGCTTAACACAACGTGATCAACAGCAAAGATATCAGTTATTACTTCAGCAATAATTTCAACGCCATTTATTCCTACTGGAGCTAATGGTCCGATCAATTTCCATATAAAATTATCATTTATATATAATTGTCTAGTAGTTGTATTATACCACATATCACCATTATCATAATATGCAGAATTTGGATCCAATGGGCGAATAGGTAAGGTAGGTTCTGGTGCAGCTTTTGTGATTGATCCAATGCCTAGCCACTTGGATCCGTTATAAACTTTTAATTGCTTTATTCCAAGTGTAGTATCGTACCATACTTGTCCAGATAGATAATCTGCTCCTGGCGGCACTGCCGAATTAGCAAAATTTTCTAGTAATTTTATGAAATTTTCATTTTGTCGTTCGCCATAAGATGAAACATTTCTACCAATCAATGATAATGATGTAGAAGTATCTATCGTACCATCCGCTAAAGTTATTAAAACTTCACCATCTGTTTTATTGAGTATATAAGACATTCGCGATCCTCTTTACTATTATTTATCAATAGTTTGAAATCACACTGAGGATCGCAAATATCTTTTTAGAACTGATTTACATAATTATTATGAAACTTAATGAATTCGTACTCTTCTTGAGACAATGCCCAAAAATTAAGCCAGTTACGGCCAATAATCTCTAGTCGGACAGCTTCCAATGGACCATTGGAATTTTCTCCTACTCCAAATACATTAAAAACTTCTTGTGCTAACTTTGGTACTTCCATGATATAATATCCTTCCTGTATTAATTGTTCAAACATACTATTTTCTTTCTGTATACTTATACTTACCAGGTGTTTCGCACAATTCTTTTGCAATTTTATCTGCATAGAAATGTATCAAATTACCTTGTTCGATTGTATAATGTTTAATTTCTGGAGTAAATTGTTCAGCAAAATTACTTAATAGCAAGGACGCTGTAAACTTTGCATCCCATGGACCATCTTTAACGCTCACATCTTTTCTCCTGGCTCAAAACCGCGCCAACGTTCAAATCGTGGAAAGCGCAAACTATAAGTTCCATTTTGATTTTTTGTTATTACGTCTGCTTTTATTTCTACAATTTGATTTAACACATTACTTTGATTATTCCAAATAATATCTCGTTCTTCGTCAGTAAAACCGCTACCAACATTTACTTGGATTAGACGTCTTTGATCGGTACCTTCACAAACTAATGCACCCATCATCTTTTCGTACTTACCAGTACCTTCCTCAATACCAACTACAGTCAAATCTACTGTAATAAACGGCTTTCGTTTAAGCCAAGCAACAGATCGTTTGCATTCATATGGTGCATTGGGATCCTTAATTAGAATTCCTTCAAACCCAGCAGCAATAGCCAAATTATTAATTTCGTTAAATCGCTTTTGACCAATGTCAGTATTAAGGTCGACAATCTCATATCCCAATACATTAACATTTGGCAGTTTATCTTTACATTCATTGTACCAATAATCCAAACATGCTGCTCTTGCTACTTGCGAATCTGTGCAAATGCCTTTCTTAAAATCTACCAAACTTAAACAATCAAACAAATTCAAAATTGAATCTTTTGTTTGAATATTTGATTTACGTTGGGTTTGCTTCATCAAATCTTGGAATGATGAAGACATAATTTCACCATCAAATACCCAAGGTTCCTCAATTTTATCTGCTACTGAAGCAAATTGATCTCTGATATGTGGAAAATTATCCATCACTTTTCCGTTCCTGGTAAACTGTTCAACAACACCAGTTGGATACACAATAGTGATAAGACGAACACCATCAAGCTTAGATTGAATAATCTTCTTTCCAACAATCTTTTCTGCGTGATTTGCGCCATCAAATGCTAATTGAACTTCAAATAGTGGAATAGCATATTCGGGCTTATTGGATTTCTTAGCAACCTTATTAACTGTAGAATCTGATGTACTGCAACGCATATCACGGATTAGAATTGGACGAAACCACTTGTTCCAAGCCCTGACAGTTGACTTCTTCATCAATACTTCTACTGCATCTCTTGCAGCATTTCCAGTTAATTTTCGATCAATAAGTTGGTCAGTTAGATTCAAAAAATCAAACCAATCAATACCCGGACCATCAACTGTAGCTTCTGGAATTTGCTTTAATCCAAATGTTAAAAAAGAATTGTATGCCAGCATAAATCCAGCAAATAATTCATCATTGTTAGCTTTGGCTTCACTCAATAAAATTGCTTCTTTATTTGTACGCGATGGCGTAGCGTCCAACTGTTCAATTACTTCCCATGGTTTCATCATTTAGATTTAATTTTTCCTTCTAATGTTTTAATAGTTATATACTTTCCGATATCATCAACTATTGTATTATAAGTTGAATTGCTAGGACTTAAATCATCATAATTATGATTATATTTGGCCCTACGAAGTTTTCTATTATAAAGTAGGTCACTCAATTTCACTAAATGTCTACTGGCGTGACCAACTCTCCCCCAAACATAAACATATCTTTTATAACCATAATCGTTACCCGAGCAATCAACTATTGCCCAAAAGTTTGATCGTTTTTTAGAATGTCTAATTAATATATTACAAATTTTCATTTTGATTATGCAGCATATTTATCATTGCTTGACCATATCTACCTGATGTAGAGCATTCTTCAATATAGACTCCGCCAGTTGGAATCCAACCTTCTTTAATATGGTCATTTACCATCTGTTCTAATACATATCGATAACATGAAACTACTATTTTGTATTTCATATTATGATTTCAACATTGCCCAACTAGTTGTCATTTCCAAATCCTGTTCGAAATTTGGATACACATTATCTAGTTGACTTTTAGAATAACTTTCGTAGCCTTTCTTTTGTTTTGATCTAACTAAAGTATCAAGATCCCAAGACGTAGTTTCAATAATTTTTGATTGTAATGTTTTGCCACGTCGTCCCCAAATGGTTGCAACTTTACAATCGCCATACTTATTGTTGATAATAATCACCGCCCATACTTTATCGTGATTTTCTTTTGGATCATGACACCAGCCAATAAAACGGTAATTCATTTTGTCACCAACTAAAAACATTTTAAATCTCCTGTTTATTTCTCTACTCTTTAAGTATAGCAGTTTGAATTCAAAATGTCAATTCCTAACTTCCTCAATATATCCAATGATAACCTTACCACCAAACATTGCCTTGACAAGCTCTCTTGCAGTATTAACGCCATCAGCTGTCACAACCATCTTTTGTAAACATTGTCCTGGAATAGTATAAGAAACCAACCATTGCCTATAACGCCAATCGCCCATTTTAAATCTCCTTTTCTAGTACTCTTTAAGTATAGCAGTTTTGATAATCAAATGTCAAATCATAAACGGGACTGCATCCAAAAAAGTCGGGATATTTTCAATTGTTTCTGAGTCGATACTGCCAACTTTGAAGTATACAGTCACCGTCTTATTCACTGGATTCCATGTACCAATAATTTTATCAAACCCATCATACCCACGTTCATATTCTGGGCCTGCGGGATTGCCAAGATAAAAAATAACTTGGTTTTCATATTCAAAAGATGCATACACACCAGTTTTAACTTCAATAAGCATAATTTAAGTATAGCAGTTTGGTTGAGAAGAAGTCAACCAAAATAAAACGTCATTTAAGCAATTCTTAGGGCATATCTGGTATAAGAGCCCCAACTCCAGTTAAAAACTGCGTTATACGACGTTTTGTGTTGAATTAAGCACTGAAAACAAACGACTTAGAATAGGCGTTGACAATGATTTTTATGTTTGCTATACTTAAAGAGTACTAGAAAAGGAGATTTAAAATGTTAGCTGACTTTCTTTCGCTTGTGTATTTTTTGGCATTCTGTGCTGGAGTGGTATTGATTACTGGTGGGTTCGAAAAAATTCTAGAAAAATTTGGAAATTGGATGGACTCGAAATGAAACGCAAAAATACTATTGAAGCATACGGCATTAAGGGCATGAATTGTCTTAGATGGACAAAGAAGTTCGAAGATGAAGCTGCACTTGAAGATTGGATTGAAAAGAATGATGCAGAAACTTATGGTATCCGGTGGCTTGAAAAATACGAGCAGTAGGTAAAATTATGCCAGTTGATAGAAAAGATGTTGATTTGTACAAAAATCGGCTTACTGAATTTTATCAATGTCTGACCAAATTGAAATATGTGAGTCAATTGGTTGCTACAAAACAAGCGTATTCGTTAGAGTGTATTCGTCCTGGACGAACTTATAATATTTACACTTGCCCTTGGTGCGGATATTACCACATAGGACGTAAATCAAAAAGAGAAAAAGACTAATTATGATTTTAACATGTGATGAAATCCCAATGGTAGTTAAACCAGTTTTCGAGAAAATGCGAAATACTGTTGCATCAAGAGTTGAATTAGTTGAATTTATAATTGAACATTGGAATTATTTTTTAGCAAATGGCTGGTATCATGAATCTTTTAAAAAAGACAAAGAAATTGACACTTCAAAATTTCCGAGTGCGATTTCAGTTGATTTCTATAGCTTTACTTGGTCCGACGAAGTTTCTAATTCTCATAGTGCACCAATTGGTAAAGAAACTAATTGGGGTGGATATAAAAAAGATGTTCCTCGAAATTATCCGGGTTGGTACATCCGACTAAAATTAACACACTCAGGTGAACACCGTATTAGTTGTTTTAATATGTTTAAAAATACTGGAATTAATCTTGGAAATGGGAGCGGAACGCATAATGGTTTACAGTGTGATGGAACATTGTTTGATGATGATTTCAAATTAATTAGATTCACTGAACTTTTAACAAGACAATAATGTTTATTACATCTATTAGAGGAGTATTATTATATACAATCAACGATGAAACTCTTTGTAACTCAGATTTATCTTGGTGTATAAATTAAATGATTTAGATTTACGTGGATGCAATTTAAGCTATTCTTCTCTAAGAAATGCAAATTTATCGAATTCTAATTTAAGTGGTGCTAATTTAACAGGTGTTGATTTAAGTCTCGCTGATTTAGGTAATGTTAATCTATCTGGCGCTTCATTAAATGGAGCAATTTTATATGGAACATATCTATGTGGTGTAAATTTTGAAGGCGTTGAAATAAATTCATTTACTAAAATTTCTAGATCTACTTATGTTGATCCTGAACAGTTAACTTATTTGATACTCAAAGGTTTAAAATATGCATATTAAATCCAAATTGGGACTTAAATACGAACGTTAGATTAAACTTATACCACTTAATTCTCTCATTCGTCTGGTATTAAAGAATCCAATTACATCTAAATGAACCTGTCCTTCACTTAATACATATTGGTAACGACGAAAATTAGTATCATCGTCTTTAAAGTAATTTTCAAGTTCTATTGTATCGTGTATTTCTTTAAAAGATACTCCAGGATTTTTACTATCATATACACTAATATGACAACCACTATCTAATAATTTTTTCCACATATCTAATCCAGAATTACTCATTTGATAATCTCTGAATATACGAATACTTTTGTTTGTATCATCTAATACTGCTTTATATAAATCGGTAGCATATGGTGTTTTTTTACGCCAGTTTGGTGACTTAGCTACTGCATTTACTGTATAGTTTTGTGAATTAATTGAGAACTCAGCGCCAAGAATAATTTCTCCATTATTTTCAAACCAATAATAAGCTGTTTGTGATCCTACAATTTTTCTAAGTTGATTTGTAACATTATTCACTTTAGCACCATTACGAATCTGATCTTTAATATTATAGTGGATCATATCAAATATTTCAATATTGCCAATGCCTTCAGGCATTTCTACTAACCAGGATTTATTAAACTCTTTTCTGTTATTAGGTATCATAATATGTTAGAAACTAGATGATCCAGTTGGCAAAGAAGAATATTTATCAACTGGTGGTGACCATCGTCCACCAGATGGTAATTTTGGTGCTGATTCTTTAGGTTGAATGCCATTGCCGTTACTTGCAAATGAATCAGTAACAATACCAATATCATTTAATATGTTTATATTTTTTCCTTCTCTTTCAGCAGCTATAATAGCTTGACCTGTTGTTAATTCAAGCTGCCCACATTCCTCTATTATGATATCTGAATTAAAATTATCTGAGTTGGCACCAATTGAATGTAAATCTTTACAAAAAGCAGGACAAGCTTGATTTTTATCACTAATTGCTGTTGGATAAAAAGGCGCATCAATATAAATCTTTGCACTTGTATTATGTGATTCAGCTAATAAATTATATTGGTGACACAGCCCATCTTTTTTACGTGCTATTGTTTCTTCATTTAGTGTTTTAGCTAATGCGTCAATTGTATTTTTGTAATCTATAATCAATTCGTGCCACGATCCAAAAGGCGCATAAGAATTTGCAAGTATAGCAGTTTTAAGTGATAGTACTTTTAATTGAACTGCATTCATAGTAGCTCCACCTTGAAAGACCATTATAAGTGATATAACATCATTCAGAACTGTTACGTAATTGGTGTTACCTAAACAATCTCCTGCGGTTAGTTTAGCATTATCTCCTTGGCCTTTTCCGTAACGATCTGTTAGCTGATTGAACTCAGTTGAAGTTACAGGTTCAGATAATGTTAAAACTTTAGATAGTCCTTCTAAAGTTTTAATCTTAGTCATCGCTAATCCAACTTCACTTAAAAATTCGGCCATTTATTTAATTCCTTTTGTAAATTTTGGTAAAACGGTATTTACTGTACTTATTACAGGTTTTGAAATATTACCGAAAGAACCCAGCAATGAATTAACCGAAGGAGTTAAGGTAGATGTTCCTTTAGGCAACAAAGTAGATACACTTTTTGGTAACAATGAAGTTGCTGATGGAATTGCTTTATTTGGTGATGCTCCAATTGTAGATATTACATTTGTGGTTGATCCAGGTAATTGTTTAGATAAACTATTAGTTAAATTTTGTGTACCAGGTATAGTTGCTAAACTTGACGGAACGCCTGGAATACTTGGTACTCTAAGTAGAGATGGAGCACCTGGTAGAGATGTTAAACTAGATGAAATTCCTGTAGATGGCAATCCTGGTACTCCTGATAAAGACGGCGGGCTAGGTAAACTAGATAAACCAGGCGGTGTGAATTTAGAAACACTCTCGAGTGGTCCAGCAAGAGGTGCTGGCATTCCTGGTAACGATGGAATTGTACTAACTCCAGCAATAGAGCTTAGACCTCCAAGTCCACCAAGTGCTCCTAATCCTCCAGATAATCCTCCAGACATACATCCCAAACAACCTCCACTTTTTATCCCACTTAATCCATTTGATAATAAACTTGGCAACGATAAATCCATTGGCAATGCAGCTATACCTGGTGTTGGACTTGTCTTACTTGCAAATGATGATAAATTTGAATTAAGTATTGTAGCTGGAGAAGAACTAACTCCAGCAACTGGACTAGAAAATATTTTAGTAGGATTAGATAAGTCACTAAATTTAGAGACATTATCTCCTACTGGTCCAGTTAAGTTAAATTGTCTTTTTAAACTACTTACATCTGATGAACTTAATGATTTGTCTCCAAGTTGTCCAATAGTCTTGTCTACATTAGCTAAACTTCCTACATTTGTTGGTAAAATTTTACCAAATGATGTTGGTATCATTCCCGATATACCTTTACCATTCACTACAGACGGTATATTAGGCAATGCACTTGAACCAAATGTATTTAGGAGCGAACCTCCTTTATTTAATAACTGAGGTGCTGCTTTATTTAGAATTTGTGTGCTATTAGTTAACCCTGGAGTTACATCATTTAAATTAGTCATTATACCTTTCCTCCATCAAAAGGAACTAGCTGATCTCCAAGTGTTTGGAAGTTTACTTCGGGAGTAAGTAAATTATTAATATTGTTATTAATATCTTTAAGAGATTTATCGCCCGAATTAGGTAATAATTTATTAAGAGAACTATTTGTTAATGTTGTTACACCGATCATACTATCAGTAACTGCAAATACATTTGGAATAGGAGACCTTAATGCATCTAATGTATTAGTATTTAAAATAATATTTGTTCCTTGTGTGTCGCTTAATACTTGATCAAATAATTTTAAGTGCGAATTTCCAACATATTCTGCATTTTTACTTTGTAATAAACTTAATACTTGATTATTACTAAATGCTGCATTTGGAGCGCCCATATCTACTAATGAGCCAGTCTGAGAAAATGCTTGACCAACTGCATTAAATTCAGCTTGATTAACTCCGCCCATTGCACTAAGGCCACCAGTTACTAAGTAATTAGCATCACCAAATTGACTAAATGTTGCGGTGGCAGCACTTGGCATTATTAAATTATTAGCTGTTGCATATCCAACTGCTTGTGACAACAAAGAACTAAACTTTCTGATTCCATACGTACTCAAAGATATTTGATGACTATTTCCAATACCTGTTCCAGTAATTTCAATAACTTTCGGATTATCAAGTAATGCATCTTCTCTAGTAAGTGAAAGTTGTAAAGTTGAACTATCTATTGCAACCGCAAAGTATAAAGTTCCAGCACTCATTCCGCCAATAGCTACATTTCCTGCACTAACAGTATATTTAACTGATTTTCCTGTTTCTAAACCGTGTGGAATATTTAAACAATTAAATGGAGTTGGTACTACAATTGCATTGTCGCTACCATCAAAGCTAACCACTGTTTGCGGAAACAAAGATACAGTTCTTGGGTAAGTGATATCAATCAAATTACCTTTTCCTAAATTATCTGTAAAAACAGTTGGAATACATCCAAACATATATGGAAATTCATCACCAGCAGTGTAAAATACATCACGTAGTCTTAATTGAATATTAATAGTATCAGCAATGAGTGGAGGATTACTAAAAGTGATTGTTGTTAAATCATCAGAGAATTTATAATCTTTAGGTTCTGTATATGCGCCACTATTAACAGCTAATAGTTGTTTTGTATACCATAATTGACCAGGATCAACTGAAAATATTCTGTATGGATCTACTGGAAGTGGCGACCACCAACCTGCTGTAAATTCTTCATTAAAATTGGCATATGGAGTTAATGGCTGAGTTAATGTTCCAGTTGTTGCATAAACATTTCGGAGATATCTAACAGTAATTCCAGATGCCCAATTACTACCACTTGTCCATTGTGCATTAACTAAACCATTGAATGTTTGCAATGTATCATATTGTGGAACAGTAGCTAAAGATCCGAATACATCTCTCCAATTAGATACTGCGGCTAATGATTCATATCTAGTTCTTAACGTAGAAATTTCTGGTGCGGCCATCCCTTCATCAAATAAGGTTCCTGTAAGTGCTTTGATTTGTAGGCCGCTAAAAAAGTTGTTATACATTCAATATTATTTATCAGGAGTTTGATTAAGTATCTGCTTCTTAAATAATATATCAGTAAGCTCTTCAGTTAGATGTTTGAGTTCAACATTATCATTTGATTTTTTAATTTTTTCTAAACAAAGTAAGAGATTAGTGTCGGTATTCATGATATAATTACATCCGTACTTGCTTGGATTTGAATATGCCCACAACTTTGGACGCCGAATTGAATTCCAGCTGGTTTACCTTGACATATTATTGTTTTAGAACATCCTATCAATGATGACATAGGATGATTGACGGGGTGAGGAGAACATTTGCTTCCTAATAAAGCTGCTGGTCTTCCATTTATAAAAACAGTGGTAGCAACACCAGCTATAATTGGTGCTCCCGCACTGTCTTTATCTCCAAGTCTTGGCCACCCCGGCATATTTTTGTTACCCCATTAAAATTTGTGACTTCGGTGTTTTAATTCCCGAAGTTGCTTCGTACCAACCATTAACGATCTCATCTCGTGATTGAGAGTGCATAATAACTGCATTCTTATTTAGCTTCAACTCGTTGTCTAACTTCGAGCTAAACATAGTTTGAGTCATTGCTAACCCTCTTTCACTTGCTACCATACTAAGTGGCTTAAAGATAGTGAATGAAACATCATCTTCTGTAATAAATTTGGCAACAATTTCTTCTCCGCCAATCACCTTAAACGAAACTACACTAACATTTGGTGTATAATTCATATTTCCTCTTTTAATTATTTTATCGGACAAATCTTAGGATCAATTATTTTGTAATCAATAAATCATTTCACAGGGCAAATTCCAGCAGCGCATTCAAGCCCTTCTAAAGCTTTATCTGAAAATTCAATTACTTCTGACTTTGACGTTTTTAATTTACTAATTAATAATTTATATTTCATTTCATCAATCTCTTCATATGGTGCTTGTAAAAAACCATGTCCAGTATGTAACATAAACGAAATTGATTTAACTGAGGTTTCATAATTTTCCTTAAGCCATTCTTTTATTTCAGGTAATTCTTCTTTCTTATAATACACTGTTACTGAAATTGAATTATCAGCCCAAACAGTTTGAATTTTCTTTACTAGTTTAAGCTGATCAGTAGCTTTCATATCTTTTGTTAGAAGTGTTCCTTCACTAAAATTACATGGAAAAGATACAATACAAGTATCATAATTTTCAGTTCCATCAAAATTCTTAGCATATTCAATAGGATATCCTAAATTTTTACAAAATTGAATTAATTTATCATCAGATGACATACGCACTCGTCTGATAAAAAAACGAGAGAAACCTGGATGAACTCCAGGTGTTGATCCTGCCAATAAACTCAAGGTTCCACTTGGTTTTGTGGTAGTTAGTTTGATTGATTCAGGCCATTTATTTTGTTTGGACCACTGTTTATCAAATTTCCTTAAGTTCAAATAAGCCGCGTCTAACCATTCAATTTTTTCAAGCGACTGACAAATACCTGTAACTCCTACACCTATTCTCATGTTCTTATGAACTATTTCATTTGTTTCTTCGTGTAGGAAATTCATAGCACATACAGCTTTTTGAGTCTTGTATAATAGAGTTGAGCATTCTATTAGTTCTTCTTTTGTTTCAATATTATTAAGATATAATTCACCTAAATTACAACATTCTTTGTCTGATAAGGTGATTTCAGCGCACGGATTCAGTCCCTCACAATTATCTTTTCTTTCTTCTCCAAGTCTTCCATATTTTTGAGATAATGGTGAATTAAATAGCCCATATGGTTCTCCATTACCTTTAAATCCATCCCATACTGCTTCAGAAATTTGATCATATGAATCAGCTTCAATTGTGTTATTAGACATCGCACGCCAATTTGGAATAGTACCTAAATCCCATCGTTTTGCACGTAAGAAAAGAAAATCATCTGGATCACCAATAGCAAGTTCCGCGGATCTCCTGACATTTCCTGCAACTACTATTGAACCAATAATATTACATATATCTAAGACATCTATAGATCGTAATTTTTTACCTTCTCTATTAGAAATAACAGAACAAATTTTAATAAGCCCATCAATTAAAATTCTAGGACCAGAAGCAGTACCACCAAATCCTGAAATTGCTTCACCTGATCCACGAACTAAAATTGTTGAATACGAAAACGACTTGCCATTATCAAAATACGATGATAATACAGTTCTGAGTAAAGTGACCCATCCTTCTCTTGAATCAGGTACAATAAAATCTGCATCTTTTGTTAACTTATGAGTTACAGTTACATTCTTTTTAATCTTAGGTAACTCGTGGATATCTTCTTTCTTAACTGAAAGTCCAACACCACCTCCTAACATTAATTGGTTAAATAAAAAGCAAAAATCTTCAGTCTTTTTTATAGTAGTAAACCAACAGTTCAACAAAGAGTTAGCTCCAAATCTATCAACAGTTGATGTACCGAGTTGCCATAACATCCTTCCTGCGAAACTACATTTTAGATTAAAAATCAGATCAAATAGTCTTTGTGCTTCTTCTATTGTATATTTTGAATCGATTTGATATTGTGCTGCATTTATACATCTTGCTATAGTTTCTGCCCACTCTTCAGTTCTATCTGTACCTTCTATTTTTCTTGCATATGTTCGTTTATAAACAATATATCCTAAACCACTAAATCCAAATGGTGGAGTTTTATTTTCATATTGTTTTAAAAATTCATATGATAAAATGTCAGATTTATATTTTTCTAAATTCATTTTTTATTCCTTTTCTTAGATTCTGATATTTTTTTCTTAGTTTCGTCTGTATGTTTTTTACCAAAAAAATGATTTTTATCTCCACTTAAATGAACCCCATACATAGGATTATTTTCACCTGATAATTTCATTGATATTTTCTTTTTTGTATCTTCAGTTAATGGCTTCCCTTTGCGAGCCAGTGATAACTTTTTCTTAGTTTCTTCAGATAAAATAGCTCCAAGTCTTGGTCCAGGTTGTCCTTTTCTAGATTCAGATATTTTTTTCTTGGTTTCGTTTGTATGTTTTTTTCCAAAATTTGGAGCACTTTCTCCAAATCGATGTACCCCATACATAGGATTATTTTTACCTGTTGTATATTCTGATCTCTGCTTTTTAAACTCTTCAGAATGTACACACCCTGAATTACCTTCTTCCCCATTCGTTAAATTTCGTAAAATACCGGTTCCATTATCTTTTCTTCCATACAATGTAATCAAATATTTTTCCAATGAAAATGCATATTCTTCATTTACATTTTCTACTATAAATTGAATATTATTAATATCTATTGGAACTGCTACATTGTGTGGTTGAAATGCTCTATAATCTTTACCTTTGCCAATATAATATGGCGTTTTGTCTGTCCTTAAGTATTGATAAACATAATAAATGTTATTAGTCATATACAAACTCAGAAGGTAAACTTTCAGAGACAAAATTCTCCAAATACGTATTCATTAATACTCTCCATTATTTTAGTAATTTAAAATCTGTTTTGACATATTTAGTAGTGAGTTGATACTCATCACTAATCATCGATGTATTTATAATTTTTTCTTTGTTGAAATTTAACACAAACTTACCGTTGTCAACCGATACCACACATATACGTTCTCCCTCGAATGTATGCATTAGATTTAGTTGTAATGGCAATTTTGATAATTTTGGTGCTAATGCGATTGTATAAAACATCCCTAGTGCTTTAGCTAAATCGCAATAACTCATATTATTAAAAATTGTCCACGGTGTTGGCCAATTGTCATTTTCATCTAAAAGTGGCGATACTTTTTTATACGGAGCAGAATACCAAAGTTTTTGAACATCTATTAGATCTTCTGTACTTTGTAATTCATTCCTAAACTTTCGCCATTCTGTAATTCTTAATTCAACGTCCTGATACCAGTTCATTAGAAATAATCTTCTCTCTTTATTTTAATTATTGCATCATTTCCTGTGTTTGTTGAAATATATGAAAATGTTGCAGTAGTTCCAACAATAGCTACAGTAATTGTAACTCCTACAGCGGTTGTACTTGGAGTTCCTGTGTGAGTTATGTTTAGTGTACTTGTTCCATCAAATGCATATTGGATAGTACCAGCTTGGTAAACTCCATTACGATCGATACTGTATTTAATCATCCCAGCTGGATGATAACTTATACTAAAAGTATAAAATGATGTTGCAACAAAAGTATTATCAGTTAACACAACCGACGTTACAGAATTTTGTATTCCAACTAATTCACTTAGCTCAGTTAAAATTTCAGTGTTGCCTTCCACTGAGGCACCATCAGTTAAACTACCGTTGCCAATAAATAATTGTCGGGTATCAACAGCCCATCCAATTTCACCATAACTTAATTGTGGTAAGTTTGCACGTTTACCTCTACGAACAGTAATTTTTGAAATCTGTGTAACTGCCATGTTATTATCCTTGTATGTTATTTATCTCTACTCTAATCAAGATTAAAATACTCTTCTACGCGCCTAGCCCATGCTTCTTTACATCTGTCTAATTCTAATCCATCTATAACCCAATGTTGTGGTTCAAAATTTTGACTACACATTAAAATAACACCTTTACCAATCTTAGTTCCATAAACTTCATCGTGGGCTAAAATATATGCACTTAGTTGTAATCGATAATCTTCAACCCATTCATCTTTCTTTTTCTTATTGGTTTGTTTAAAATCAATAATAGCTAATTCATTATCCCAACTTGCAACTGCATCAGTTGTTCCGGCATAAATTTCTGGATAAAAAAGTGAAACTTCAGTTCCAAAGCATTTAGATATATGAGGATAAATATATTCATTAATAATAACACTTGCCATTTTATTACTTTGAATACTATATGGGTGGGAACCTGGTACTCGTAACACATCAGTTTCAAAATATTCTTCCAAATATTTATGCATACGTGTTCCCATACCTGCAGCATGAGTTGTTACTTCTGTTGATTTAGCAGGACCAAGTCTTTTACGCCAATTTTGTAATGCCAGTTTATTTGCTTTTGGCTTAGTAACATCTAGAATTGTAGTAACCGACGGAACATTTTTTCCGGATGGAGTTAAATATAATCGTTTTCCATCTACGTTGGATCTACTTAACTTAGAATAATTAAAATTGTTTATTATCATTTACACTAGTAATAGTATAGCAGGTTATAAGCAATTTGTCACTTAGTATTTCGTTGTCTTGCACGTTTAGCCATATTAGCTACAATACTTTTATAGTTTGGACCTTCAGGACCTAACTCAGTTGGTGGCATTGGAGGAGTTGGAGTTGCAAGAGGTTCTTCTGGTTCCATTGGTTCCGCAGTAATATCTTCTTCTTCATGGTCTATACCAGGTTCTTCTGGCATTTCAACTTCTTGATGATCTTCTTCACCAGGAAGATTAACTTGTATAACTGATTGATTTAATTTACCAATTAGATTCTTAATCTCAGGAACAGTATCATAGTACTTGCTAAATTGAAAATATGATAATTCTAGACCAGTTATATTCTTTAATATTGTTTGAAGAAATAACTTGGTGCTCATCTCGGTATTATTAATTTGTGATTTGCCACCGCCAGACGATCTTCCAGCTTTTTGGCTCCACATTTGTAGGAAAATTATAATTTTTCTACTTATGTCTTTATCTACAATAAACATTTTATATTCCTATAATATTATTTATCCAATTTTGATTTTAATATATTAGTTTTTATCTCTCGTTTTAATTTTTTGGTTGCTTCTCTTTTTGCTATTGATTCTGGTGTTAACTTTTTACCCATATGAGATTTTGACATATTAGCTCTTGCTTCAGCAGAATATTTGTAACCATCATTTAATTTTCTGGTTGCCGTTCGTTTAGCAATAGATTCAGCAGATAATCGAAAATTATTTTCGCGTCTTGTTTTTTGCTGTTTCAATACAGACTCAGCAGATCTGCGTTTACCCATGTGTGCTTTTGACATATTAGCTTTCCCTCATTTGACATTGGTTTATATTTTTGTCCAAGTTTTGCTTTTTGCGCTTTTACATTTAATTCGCGAGCTATTTCATATTCATCTGGAGTTGGGATATATCGACTCTTTTGAGAAGAACTTGTTCTGCACATACCAAAGAATGCATGTAACATTTTATAATAACCATGGTGTTCTTTAGATAACATTTGTGTTAATAATTGATGGCATATAAAATGTTCTCGGCCAGTTAATACAACTAGATTATCTGGATCATTTGGGTCATTTGGGTTACCATCTAACCAACCAGTTTTATTTTTTGATTTATAAAATGATCTTGGTATTATATGATGTTTTTCGGTATATCCATAATGCGGAAATAATTTTGCCATTTCAATTATTTCATAATATCTTTTTGTTGATGCGTTATCAATAAATATCATTGCTGTTACTCCTTTACAGTAATAGAGTAGTTGGGTGCTATAACACCGCGAACTACATTATCTTTTTCGTCTGATTGACGGTGTTGTAGTCTTCTTCGCCTTTGGTAAAATCGGTTCTTCTATGTCCATATCATCCATGTCCATATCCATATTAGCATCCATTTCTAAATCTGGGGCCGCTTCTTCGCCTGCTAAAACCTGTGTTGATTTATCAAGCTCATCTTTTGTGTTACGAATATTTTCAAGTGCGGAATTAATTATTGATGTTGCAGAACTAACATATGCTTCTGATTGTTCTGATGTCATTACGTCTCTGATTGATTCTCCAATGGCTGGTAACTCTGAGTTTACCATCTTTCCAAGTGTTTCAACCATGTCTTGAATTCTATCTACTAAATCTTTAGCAGCAAGAATTACTTCTGCATCTGCCATGCTACTTTCTGTAAGTCTACGATATTTTGCTTCTAGAATTGATGGGTCAAGTTTTTTCATATTAATTTCTTTCTGGTATAATTTATATTTTTGTTCATCTTCTGGTGATAATTTCTCTTTATTAATTATCGATTGTTGTATACGTTTTCTATCTTCTTTTGATAAGTTAACTTTTTTAGCTGCTTGATCTTTTTCAAAGTCTTTTATAGATGATTTATCACCAACCTTATCGAAACCATACTTACTTGCTTGAGCTAGGCTACTTACTTGTTGTCCAAATTTACCAGCAGCATTTTTAACATGTCCTACTGCACTTCCATGTTGAACAGGTGATTGAACATTTGCTCCAGGAACATGTGACTTAATTGCACCAGTCACTGTTGAAATTCCTTTTCCTATGTCTGTAATTAATCCTTCTGATAACTTTGCACGCAATGTTTGTTCAATAACTAGTAATGCCATGTAATTTTTATCTTGTTCAGACGAGTAAAGTTTACTTGTATTCCTAAATTTATCTAACTTATTCTGAATACTTTCATGTAATTTTACAACCTTGCTTGGAGACAAGTCATCTATTGGCATTGTTATATCAAATTGCTTCTTCAACATTTTAGCCAAATCATTTGACAAATTACTCGACTCTAGATCAGATAAGTTCATATTTTATATTCCTATATTATTATTTATCTTCTTTATCATTTTTTGAATAATGTGTAAGTTAAAAAAGCTACAGCACTAATCAAAACAGAAATAATACCTGCTCCCCATGTAATTAGTTGATTCTGTCTATGATTAACTATAGCAGTTATTAACGCATTAATTCGCTTAATTTCTTCATTGGTTTCAATCATTTGAATCTTAATATCATGCAATTGCATGTTTATTAATTCTTCTCGTTCAACACTAATTTCAACGTGTGCTTCGAGGTTTGTTTTTTCTAATTCTGTAATGGTGCTCATGTAAATATTTATCAAAATTAGTTTAAAAATAAAACATTTTTTTCTATTCCATGTGTTGTTAATGTTGATTTATTAAAATTTGTTGTTTCATTTAAGTTAGTAATCATAGGAATATTATCAAATTCATTAATAAATAAGTCAAGTGAATATACACCTGGTTGCTCTGAACTAAAGTCTAACTTCCAAACAGTTTGTAAGCCAAAATTTGATTTAAAAATATCACAATTTAGTATTTTCATTGGAGGAGATTTTATAATTGGCTGTGCTCTAAATCCTAACAGTTGGATTATTATTTCCCAATTTCGTTGTTGATTTCTACTCTTATCCCATTCACTTTTATTACGTATAAGTTGATCTGCTTCATCTACAAAAGTAGGAAAGTCAGCATTACAAGTTTTTATTATGCCTGTTTTGGTTATATCAAATAATGTGTATAAGGTAAAATCTTGTTCTAACATCTAATAATATTTACCGGCCATGTGATAGGGTCAATTTTAACTTGACCCTATCAAAATACAAACTATTTATTCAAAATAACCATCAAAAGTAACTAAAGATGTGATAACACCAGCTGAAGTTACTGTTCCTATATTTTTTGCTGCAATTGCAACAAATTCTCCAGGATTAATAACAACAGGAGACGTAAATTGCATTGTAACAGGAGGTGTACCTGATAATTGACCTATTGGAGAAGTAATCACAAATGATTCTAATCCTAACGGAATACGTCTAGGGGCTTTTGTTGAAGCAGTAGCAAATGTTGTTGTTTCTGTTTGTGCTAAAGAAACTGTTGTGTGTCCAAATGCAAGCGAATAAAACATAATAACTGGACCACCAATAAACAATATTGTTACTACTGATTGAATTTTAACTCCAGTAATATATAATGTACGTGGAGTCTGATTAATACTACCAACTGGATTAGCATAAGAACAAAGAATACCATCTGAACCAGATGTTAATGTGGGTTGAAAAGAAAATTGACCACCTAGACCTAAAAATGCGGCAGATGCGTTTGCTAATGCTGCACCAGCGTCAGGTGCAGCATTATTTGGCATTTTAGCACTTGATCCCATTGTGCCGCCTTGTAATCCTTGATATGCCATCAAACCTTTTCCTGCTTGGATATGTGAATATGGTTTACTAAGTTGAGAGTCAAACTGATCAACAGCGATCATTCCAATTTTTAATTGCATAAATGTTCCGCCAGAAACAGTACCAGTATTTACATATTGAGCAAATACCGGCAAAGAAGCAGTCATAAATGGCATTCCTAGTCCAATTGGTGTTGGCAGAGAACCTATAAAATTGCCATCATACAGAAAATGTACTACACGATTATTAATTCGAATCTGCAATAACTTATTGGCATTAATAGGAATAGAAATTGGACTGACAACTGGTAATGCACCTGTTTGTGTGATTACACCATTTGAACTTATAACTCCAAAAAGTCCAGCACTAGAATACTGAATCCATACTCCGTCAGTTGGCAATGCAGTTGTTGATGCTGGCGTGCCTAAACCAATAGCCCAAATTTCATTTGCTGCCGCTGCTTGAGTAATATTAATAACTGTGCCAAACTTTAAACCAGCATTAGCTGTTAAATTAAAAAATCGTCTAGACGTTATATATGCACCGGAACCAGTTGTACCAATGTTACTTGCATTTAAAAGAAGAAATCCACCTGATTGTGTTATTGTCATAGTAGAAAAAGCACAATACCACATCGATGTGTCTTGCGCAGTACCATTGAATTCATAATCAAACAAAGGAGTTGAAGATCCAATTTGAAGATTATTTTCATATGTTACATATGGTGAAGACAATAAAGAAATACCTGTTAATAATCCAGGATCATTTTCACAAAATAGTCTAGAAGCACCTACAAAATTTGGTGTTCCTGTTGCACCACCATAACGTGTGTTAACTTGTGGTGTTGTTGTCATTAAATCAAAATTTGCATCAACATTAACAATTCCTGATGCATTATTACCATTTTCAATAAGTGCCATTTTATTTTCCTTAATTTCCTAACCAATAATTAAATGTGTACTGATTGCAGACCCAAGTTCTGCTCCCCCAATGTACTTCTATTGTTGTACTATTTATTACAATTCCAGTAGCAATTATTTGATCAAACTCTATAGAATCATATAATAAACTTCCTTGTCTATTTGGTGCCATAACAACTAATACTTGTTTTCCTTTTGTCCATCCAGAACCAGTAATAGTAAAATTCCCACTTTTAATAGGTTTTATTCCAAAATCAACTGTTATTTGATAAATTGTAGAATGCGATACACTATATGCTGTAACTGCTGCATCAGTATAAGCTGTGGTAGCTAATTTTGTCGAAGAATCAGCAGCTAATTGAGTTACAGCCATAGTTCCATTAGGAAGTATTGGTGTTCCAGTTAAATTGGTTGCTGTTTGGCTAGCTATTGACTGTAATGTGCTACCATTTGAATCACAAACTACAAGCCGGCCATTACTATCTAATGTTGCTGAACCGTTTGATGGAATACTAAAAGTTCCAGAAATTTGATTAATATAATCAGTTCCATTTATATAAAGAACTATACCAGAAACATTATTACTTGTTGTATTAGCTAAATGAACTTCTTTGATAAAAGTAGAAGTAGAAGCAGGAACTGTGTATAATACTGCTGCTGACGTGTTAAGCTGACCTTGTGCAAGAACACCAAAGGTTTCTACTCCATCTTTTAATGTCATTCCAAAAATGCTATAAGTAATAGCTGTTGTGGTCCCTGCTACCCCACTAAATGTATTAGTTGCTGTAAGTGTTAACATAATAATTTATAACCTAAGAGAAAAATATATAATTTACTAATCCAACGGCTCCGCCTCCAGTTGCTCCAGTAGATCCAATTGTACCAGTTAAGCCAGTTGCGCCAGTAGATCCAATTGTACCAGTACCAGTAGGACCAGTAGATCCAATTGTACCAGTACCAGTTGCTCCAGTAGATCCAATTGTACCAGTACCAGTAGGACCAGTAGATCCAATTGTACCAGTACCAGTTGCTCCAGTAGATCCAATTGTACCAGTACCAGTTGCTCCAGTAGATCCAATTGTACCAGTACCAGTAGGACCAGTAGATCCAATTGTACCAGTTGCGCCAGTTGCTCCGTTTCCTCCAGAAATATTAGCAACCCAAGCAAATCCATTCCATATCCAAGTACGTAAATCATGAGAATATATTTGCCCAACTGTTGGAGAAACAGGTAATTTCATTGCTTCCATATAAGTATTTATCCAAAAGATAATTTACTGAGTTGGTACTCATGAAAATAGGACCATCTACTTACATATCGATAGTCCTATCTTTTTATACTTTAAATATTACGCAACTACGAATACTGTGCCTTCTGCTACAGTTGTTCCGCTAACGTCCATTGAATTAGCTCCAACTACTGTGCCTAACGCACGAATATTAGCTTGAACTGCATCATATGTTACAGCGTGGCCGTCAACAACTAGATTGATAACACCTGATGCATCATCAACTACAGAATATGCAAGGATTGGAGGGCAAACGCGGAAAATTGCTTCTACCGCTAGTCCAAGACCGCCCTCCAATCCTGCTGCCATTTCTGGACGCAGATCGCGAGCGGCTGTCCCAACTTCTTTTACTGTTACTAGTAAAAACTTTACAGATGCTCCAACTTGTGCACCAGCTAAACCATTAATTACGCCTTCTATACCAACACCACCGTGTACGCGGGTTACTTCAGCCATTTTATTAAATCTCCTTTTAGCTTACGCTATACTATTATTTATCTTTTCTATTCAAAAAGTATGTGATTAAAGAATTTTTTTAGTTGCCCTAGTGAATTTTTGTGGGTCTTTGTTTTTAATACTCGATAATAATCTACGTTCTATTTCTTCAGCAATTTGTTCGCCGTATGATTCCTTAACACTGTTGAGGAAATTCAAAGCACCAACAATAATATGATTGCCGCGTGATTCAACTAATAAATTTCTGTTGTGCTCAGGTAAACCGGAAATTATTTCTTCTAAAATAGTTCTCGTAGATATCTTCAAAATACTCACCTTGTTATTAGTATTTATCCTTTTCCCCGAGCAATTTCATTAATTCCACTATTTCGATCAAGTAATATCCATTCAAACGAATGTGGCTCAAATTCATTAATAAAACTTAGTGGAACACTAGGATCAAATGTTTTACAAGAGTATAAATCAAATTTTATAAATGGAATTTCTTCTTCACTCCAGACATGAATTGAAGAATGCGAAGTTTCAATTGAAACTATAGCAGTCAATCCTTCATTCCCAGCAGTTGTAACATATTTAGCGTATGGACCAGAAACTATTTTCATGTCAACTGCTGCTATCAATCGTCTAAGCCAATCTATAATGAATTCTTCTGATCTAGGTGGATTCTTTACAGAAGCAGTTACTAGAATATGTTTGTGGTCAAGATTTTGCAATGGTTGTTACTCCTCAAACAATATTTATCCAGTGAACTACCGCATCCTTAATAAGGAGATGCGGACTTGCCTCAGAACTAGTTAAAAAATTTTTTGTTCCATTTGTGATGCTTTCTTATATATTTTTTTCACGTATTAAGTTGACAATCATTTGAGGTTCATCTTCAAACAATCCTTCTAGATCTTCTTTTGAAATATTTGATGTTTGTAATGTATATATTTCATAATTGCGATGTGAATTTACTCTTGCACGCACCAACATCATCGCGATCATATGGTTTAGCTTGACAGAACATTCAAATTTATCTTGTAATGTTTCAAAAACGATAGTTTTTTCGTCTTCTGTTATATCAACAACACACTCTAACCCAGTCAAATCCCACATAATAATAAATATTCTATCTGTCATAATATAAGTCCTCTCAAAATTAAGTATGTTAATTGTTCCTCATCAAATAATGTTGAAGAATCAATACTTATGTTCGCGTCTATTTTTACATTTTCTAAATTAGCACCACGAAAATCTGCACCACGTAAATCTGTATTTCGTAAATCTGCATTAGATAAGTTAGCATTAATAAAGTTTGCTTTTTTCAAATTTGACAGTCTTAAATCTGCATTATGCAGATCTGCATAAGCAAAATTTGCACCTTCTCCTTCTATAGCATGTAACATAGTAAAGCTTAAATTTGCATAACTAAAATTTGTATTCTTACATCTCGAATCGTGTAAATTCTGACAAGATAATTCAGCACCACATAAATTTATATAACACAAGTCTAACCAACACAATTTTTTAGAATACACATTACTTAATACTTGACCTTCTAAGTTTTTAATTTGCATATGTGAGTCCTTTGAGTATTAAATATGTAAGCTGTTCTGCGTCTATTAATGTTGTTTCGTTTATGAAAGTATCTTTATTTAATTTGATATTTTGTAAGTTTGCACCACGCAAGTCTGCACCATGCAAGTCGGAATAACGCAAATTTATACCAGACAATGTTTCATATTTGTTTGGTTGTATTAATTGACCTTTTAAGTTTTTAATTTGCATATTTAACTCCTTTGAGTAACAAATATGTAAGTTGATTTTGATCAAGTAGTGTTGTTGAATCGATTCGTGTAAATGAATCTACTTTTACATTTTCAAAATTTATTCCAATTAAATTTGAACTTCGCAAATCTGCATTATACAGAGTTGCGTTCATAAGATCTGCACATTCCAAATTTGCAAAGTTTAATATTGCAGAAGATAAACAAGCACCTTTTAAAGATGCTCCACTCAAGTCTGCTCCAAACAAATTGGATCCTTTTAAATTTGCACCATTCAAATTTGCATTTTTAAAATTTGCATTGCACAACGCACTCCAACTCAAATTAGATCTTACCAAAGTTTTAGAGTCAGTTGTTTTCAATAAGTTTCCATCTATTGATTTGATCTGCATTATACTCTTTAATTATAGCAGATCTACAGGGAAATATCAATCGGAATGCTTTTTTAATCCAGCTAACATTTCTTTTAGTTTGTTCCCTTTTACTTCAGTTTGGACTTTTCCCAAATTATTATTGATTGATTCAGTAGTAATAGCCCTACTTTTGTTTTTAATTTGGCTCATTATATTAGTTGCGGCTGGTGTTGCAGAATTATCATCTCCAGATGGACCATTGTCTGTAATACGCATAGTATTGACATCATAATCTAAATCAATTTTCTTATTAACACCAGTTGAATTTCTAGTTTTCACTAATTGAAGTTGATATTTTCCACGTTCTCTCATTGATCTACTTGTATAAATTGCTAAAATATTATCGGAAGTAAAAATCTTACTCACTCCTCCGCTGATGTCCGAAACTCCAAATTCAACTTCGTCGGTTCCTTGTCGACCGATTTGAGAAGCACTTACAATCACAATATTTAATTCGTTTGCAAGATTTCTTAATTCTTCAGAAACTATTTTATCTTTAATAAAAACATTTTCCATGTTAATTTTGGCTGTTGATGGCATCATCAAATCTAAATAATCAACAATGACAAAATCTGGTTTCATTCCAGTTTTAATTTGAATTTCTTTAATATAAGCTCTGATATCATTAGTTGTGCTTTGGGTAGGAAGATATTTAATACATAATTGGCCGCATCTTTTACCAAGCATTTTAATCTTTAGTTCAGTATCATCTAAATCTTTATATAGTTCTTTAGTTGATTTACTGATCATCATGGCATCAAGACGCATTGCGCATAATTCTTCAGATAATTCTAGAGTGATAATAAAACCATTTAAATTAGCTAAAATCCAATTTACAGCTAGATTACCTAATACAAGAGATTTGCCAGACCCACTTACTCCCATGATAACTTCTAATTCTTTTCTATTAAATCCACCAAAAATTGCTTCATCTAACTGTTTCCAACCAGTACTAAACTGTCCATTTTGACTTCTAATTTGCAACAATCTAGCTTTTGGATCAGCGAAATAATCAGTACCAAGATCTCTTGTTAAACTAATTTGAACAGCATCTGTAATTAATTTTTCAACTGGTCCATAATCACCTTTTTCAAGTAAGTCGGCTGCTTTTAAGATAGCACGTTCGAGTTCTTGCCGTTTAGTGAATTTTTCAAACTCATCCATAAACCAATCAATATGGCCTGAATTTAAATCTGGAATTTCTTGTAAGTCAAACCCAGTGATTGCTTTGATTTGTGATTTATCTGGCAGAGTATCATGTTCTTGAGAATGGTCTTTAATTAGAGATGCAACTTTTCTTAACCCTTTATTAAAATTTTCTGGGTTATAAATATTGCTGATTCTAACAAACAATTCGGGGTCTTGAATTATGAACTCTAAAAATAACTGTTGGACTGAATTTGTGTATTCCATCTATACTATATTTAATTATAGCACAGACTAATAGTATATTTCAAATTAAATATCTTCTGTCCAAGTAACAGAAATACCAACTGTTGAACTTGCTGAAGCCATTGCACTCATGGTTAAAATTTCTCCAGGTGCAATAATTATATTAAAGGTAGCTAAATCTAGAACGGGAGAACCTTGAGCTCCTGATTGCATAGCAAAAATATAAGTTCCAGCAGTAGCAGTTGTTCCAGCAGTATCAAATGACACAATTGAGTTACTAGAAGTAATTGTTGCTCCGCCTCCAGTTCCACTTATTGCAGTATATGAAGGAGATCCACCTATAGTTGCACCAATTCTTAGTCGAAGAGTAATTAATGTGTTATTTGTAGGAGTTGCCAAGGATAGCGACTGAAGTCTAACTAAACCTCTATTAACTTTAGTATTATATGTAGTGCAATTCTGCAAATTTAAAATACATGTTTCAGTAGTTGAAATACCGGCTTTATTATTATCTATTGCCCACTTAGGATTTCCAATAAAATTTCTTTCACCGCAAACAAAAGCACCTACACTAGCGCAATACATAGTGACATTTGTTGTATTTCCACTATTTGCAGTAAATCCAATAAATTGCATAGATGGGTTACTTAATTGTGTAGCAGTTGATGTATTTGGATATTGAATTGTATGAACAAGAGCCCATATGCCCGACGGAGTTTCAACAAAAAAGAATATAGATCCATAACCCAAGTATGGATATTTAATCATTACTGGAGAACCTTTAGTTGGATCTAAAGTAAGTCCAGAAGGACCAGTACCATTCATTGGATCTACATTCCAAGAAGCTTGAGCTGTAAAGTTAATAGCAGCACCTGAATTGTAATAGCCAATACCAAATGATGTTCCGTGATATCCAAAGAAATAGCCATCAAAAATAGCATTACTTGCTACAGTACCAACTCCCCAGAATTGATCATTGTTTGCTACACCTGTTGTAAATAATGGTGTAAATCGTATTAATGTTCCTTGACCAGCTCTATATCTAATAATTCTTCTAGATGTTATATAAGCATAATTTGTTGATACAGTCCCACTTTGAATACGTAATCGATTAACATTAGTATCAACAGTTGCACCAGTACCAGAAACTACACCAGTATTCCATAGTTGAGAATTTAATCCATAAACGAAATCACCTTGTATAACTGGAGTTAGTTCAGCAGTTTCAAGAGTTCCAAAAGCTGACATATTAGATTGATTAAAATTTGCTTGTGTTTGATTAAAGTATGCCATTTATTTTCCTTATACCATGAACCATTTTGAACCATTACATATAACTGTAATACTACTCCATTGATAACTAATTATTTGCTTATTACTACCATCAATTAATTCTGATCCATTTCCTTTTACTGTTAAATTATTCGTAGTTCCATCAATTTTTTTAATAGTAAGAACTGCATTTGTACTTGTTGCGACTGGCGGCAACGACAATGTAACTGGTCCAAGTGTACAATCAACAAGTGCAACATCATTACTTGGAATTAATCCAGTTGCACCAGTTATTGCTGTAGTTGTCCTTGGATACATTGGACCGGTTGCACCAGTAAATCCAGTTGCTCCTGAAACTGTGCTGGTATTAGAAGCCCATACTGTCCCATCCCATGCCCACGAAAATAATCCTGAAGTATATACTTGTCCTAGAGTTGGAGAATTGGGGAAGTTAAGTGCCATGTTAATATTTATCCTCTAATAGATTAATGTTTATTGTTGGAAAATATGACACAATAGTCTCCTCTACACTATATACCAATTTGAACCATTACATACAACTGTAATACTTACCCATTGGGTGCTTATTATTTGAGTATTACTATTATCTATTAGTTCAGCAGCATTTCCTTTAACTGTAACTGTATTTGCTGTTGAATCAATTTTTTTAATAGTAATCATTGAATTTGTACTTGTTGAAACTGGAGGTAATGTTATTATAAAAGAACCAGTGGTACAATTAGCAAATATAACAGCATTACTTAAAGTTAAACCAGTTGCTCCAGTTAGTGTTGGTGTTGACGTTGGATATGTTGCTCCAGTTGCTCCGATAATAGCTATAGATGAAATTCCTGTTACCCATTGGTAAGAATCTCCATCATAATAATAAACATAAAGATTTCCGTTATTTGAATTCCACCACAAGTCGCCTATTGAAGGAGATGATGGAGGA